CGTGGGGAGCGGCTCGGGGGTAGGGACAGGAGTGGGGGTCTCGCCGGGAAGGGTTGCCTGCGGCTCGTTGGAAGAGTCCTTGCCCCCAGCGGCAATGCGACGCTTGATCTCTTCGACGTTGGCGTCGAACTTAATTCGAGTATCCGGCTGGTCGTTACTCGTGGGGGTGATCCCGATCTTGTCGTTGATCCACATGTCAAGGTTGCCCTGACTTGAGGAGTCACGCGGGATAGAGGTGTCCTTACGAACATCACCGATGTTCGCGTCGAGCCACTCGGACATGGCGCGAAGTTCTGGAGATCCGTAGTAGTCGTTGATCTCGTCGGACTTGCCCTTGTTCATCCAGCCGTCCATGCCCCAGCCGAAGAAGGGATACCACTTACCGGCTTCTACATCCTTCTTCCCGCCGTCGCCGGAGGATAGGTAGAACGACACCGGAACTCCGTTGACATCCATCACCACAACCTTGCGGCCATTGATGTCTACGACCTTCGACGTTCCCTCTTCGAAGCCGATGATCTTGCCGCTGGCGTCGAAGATTGGCTGCTTGTAGGGGAGATCAACGCGGGTGTCGCTTGGTTGCCATGTTCCGGGGAGCGCGGCTTCTGGTGTCTCGGGAGCGGCGTCTTCTGTCGGCTCTGGGGCGTCAGTGGCTTCTGGAGCCGTGGGGGTCTCAGCGGCAGGCTTGGGCGTCCTAGGCTTCCTCGGCGGGCGGGGCTTGCTCGGTCCCGATGGCAGTTCGCCGTCCATGAGGCTGTCGAGGAGCGACTTGCCGAACTTGGGATCAACCTTGATCCCTGCCTTCTTCAGCGCTTCGGCAAGGCGGGTCGCCTCGGGAGAGGTGCCGGAGAGAATGCCGTCGCTAGCATCCATGCTGGACTTTGTCCACGACTGAAGGTTTTCGTTCCAGAAGTAGCCAAGGTCTTCCATCATCTTCTTGTCGAGGTTCTTGGCCTCGGGGCCGGAGATGGTGACCGTCCCACCGGGCATGAACCCGATAGTTCCATCGGTAGGCGCTTGATTGGGCCTGTACGTCCACTCTAGGCCGGGAGCAATCGTCTTGGTACTGGAGGTTCCCTTGTCCTTCGGAGTCGGGATGGTGCCCTGCGGCTCACCGCTGTCTTCGCCCTCAGGAGCCTTGGGGAACTTGTCTTCGGGGGTCTCGTCCTCTTCCGGCACCTCAGTGATCGGGCCGGGTTCTTCAGCGGGGGTCTCGTCCTGCCCGCTGATGAATTCTTCGAGACGGGTCTGTGCGTCGTCCAGCGCCTTCTCCGCCTCAGCAATCTCATCGGGCGTCGAGGATTCATTGTCAATCTTGTTGTTGTAGTCAGTGGCCGCTTCCCATACATCCGCGTTGAGGCTGCGGGCAACGTCGGAATCGACCTTGTCGAGACTGGACTCGCGGATGGACTGCTCGTTGACGAGCGATCCGATCCATGCGTCGAGTTCCCCAGCCCGCTTCTGGGAGGTGGTGGTTCCCATCTCGTCCTGCGAGCGAGCGAGTTCGGCGGCGATGTCTTCGTCCGAAGCCTCGCCAAGGTTGAGCACCTTCTGGCGACCAGCGCCGGGGAACTTGTTCGGCGTCTCAGGTGCTTCGGGAGCCTCGGCGGGGGTAGGTAGAGTCGCCTTGGCCTTGCCACGCGCCTCGTCAAGACGCTGCTTGTTGAGGTCACTGCCCATCGCGTCGTCGTAGATCTTCGCGACCTCGGCGTCGGCGTCCATGCCTCGCTCGGTCATGGCGCGGTGGAGCGCGGCGGCGGGGACGAACTCGTCCTGCTCGAACGGCATGATGCCGCGACCCTTGCCAGCGCCGGTCTCCTCATCGCCAAGCAGCGCGCCCTTGAGGCCGTCGCGGAGGTCGTCGGCGTCGAACATCTGCGCGAGCGCAGCCGGGTCGTCGGTGTAGTCGGGGGACTCCTGACCCTTGCGGCCCTTGGGAGCGAAGTCGTCAATCTCGGACTTGGTCAGAATGTAGGAGTTCTCCGGCCCGCTCCACCCAACGTCGGCAGCGCCCTCGTCTTCGAGGGTGGCAACCGGCTTGGCGGACTTGGCGGCTTCGCGAGCGCGGATCTCCTCGGCGGCGTCGCGCAGATCCTCTGCGATGTCGGCATTGCCGTCTTCCTCGGCGTACTGCGCGTTGAGTTCGAGGCGCTTGGCGAGGTCTTCGAGGGTCTCCCCCTCGGGGGTCTCGCTGTACTTGAAGTAGTTGAGCGCGGTCTCGGAGACCTTCTTCGCGTCTCCGTCGTTGGCAATCTCGGCCTCTAGACCGCCCATGAAGTCGTCGTATTCGGCATCCTTGCCGGTCTTGCCGTCCAGACGGGCCTTGACAGCGTCCGCCTTGTTGGCCCGCTTGCCGTCGCGGACGATGGCGCGGTGGACGCCGTTCCAATCCTTGAACGTGCCAACCTCGGCGTTGTCGCCACCGTTGCGGGTGACCGTAAATTCGGGCTTGCCGTCAGCGCCCGTGCGACGCTCGATGCGGTAGTCGTCGCCACCGTCATCCATGCCGAACGTCTTGACGCCGTTCTCGTCGGAGAGGGTCTTGTAGCCGGACGGCGCGTCCAACTCAACGAGGTCGCCCTCGTCAATGATCGCGTCGGCGTCTTCGGAGGAATACTGAGCGGGCGTACCGGCGTATCCATCACCGTCACCGGGGATGAAAGCCTTGACGGCCTCGGACTTGGAGGCCGGAATCTGCCAGATCTTCCCGTCCGGCGTCTCCATCTCGAAGAAGTCGCCCTCGCTGGACTCCTTGACGAAGCGCCCCGAGAAGGATTCAACCTGCCCGCTGAGACGGCGGATCAGGTTGCGGAGACCGCCGCCCATGTAGGCGAAGCGGCCCTTGCGGTCACGACGCTGGCGACGGGCGCGGGCAGAACGCGCGGCGCGGGAGTTTCCATCGCCAAATGCGGCAACGAGGGCGCGCAGGGCGATGCCATCCTGTGCTGCCTCAAGCCGTGAGACCGCGTAAAAGTGCTCCACGGAACCCGGCTCAGACGCCAGTGCAGCCGCTACGAGGGGTCGGTGCTCCTCGTCAATACGGGGGTCGGAGACGATCCAGTTGGCCTGCGCCTCGCGGAGGGCGGAGGCGGTCATGGCGTGCGGGCGGGTCGAGCGGGGGTGCGCTACCGGCAGGAGGTCGGTGTCGATGGCGAACTCGCTCTTCGCACGGTTGTGCTGTGCGAGGTCAACGTACTTGCCCAGAGCAACGAGGGCTAGATGATGACGGAGGCTCGTCGGAAGGCCAGCAGAGGCAACGAGAGAGCGCTCTACGACCGTTGTAGCAGCCAGCGGCGTGACGCGACGGCAGGTTGGGACGTTCTGGTTGGCGGCAAATACGGTCTTGATGACCTCTGCGCGGAGACGTACAGCGTCTGCTGCGGGCAGGAAAGAGCCGAAGTTCTTCACTGGTGGGTACCCTTCTCAACGCGCGGCAATAGGTCAGCGTCTTGACTGTTGTATCCTAATTCTGCCACAGAAAGTGTTCTATCGAATGGATTAGTACCGTCATTAGTCGCTCTAATCCACGCGGCGCGTAGAGCAGGCTCTGCCTCGTAGCCAAGGCCGGAGTACTCAACCATGTCTAGAATGGCGTCCTCCGGCGAGTCATATTCTTCCTGAGCCTTGATGGTCACAAGCAGTTCAGGGAGGATCTCAATCTCCTCGATTGTGTCTACTTCGGGCTTGACAACCCCGTCTGGAATAACCGCAAAGCGGCACTTGCCAGCCGGTTCGACGGGCATGGATACAATGGCGCACTGGTCTCCTCCCCTGTAGAGCACGCAGTTGGCGCACATGACGCCGATGTTCGCGACCGGGTTGTCGGCTGCTGGGCGGTAGCCCGCGTAGATTCCGGTGCCGTCTTCGTTGAACTTCCCGTAAGTCTCCGCGATCTCCAGCAGCGCGTCGGCCAGTTCACGCTCCTCGGGAACGAGGATTCCGCCGCCTGCGGTGAGGGACTTCTTCGTGCTCTTCGGGTGCGAGGCCGGAAGTAGGTCATTGTCCGAGACGTAGGCCGAGTTCTCCGGCTTTCCGGCCTTGAGGAGTTTGAGGAAGGCGTTGACCCGCGCCATCGCCCACTGGTTGCGGGTCTTGCCGGGTCGGTGGCTGGAAGAGTACGCACCGCCACCGCGACGGTAGACGGCCTTGAGGGTGGCGAGCGAAGTCCTGCGCCCCTTGGACGCCTTCTCGTTGTGCTCGGCAACCTTGTTCTTCAGGGAGGTCTCGACCGCGTCGGAGAACTTGATCATCCGCGCGGCCTTCTGGCTGGCGGACGAGCCGGACTTGTTCTTGTCCGAACCCTTGATCTGGTCCTTCTTGGGTGCCTTACGATCCGGCATCTGGTGACTCCTGCTCAGGCTCTGGCGATTCCTCCGGTGCGGATGCTGGCGTCTCTGCGGTGGGGGTCTCTGCCTCGTCCTGTGCGGGAGTCGGTGCTTCGTCGGCGGGTGCGCCGCCCTTGAGGAGTTGCTGCACCTCCGGCGGAACTGCGCCGACGCTGGTCGCCTGCTGCGCGGCACGGACGGCGTCCATGACGCCCGGTGCGAGCGCGGCGAGCATCGCCTCGGTGAGTTCGGGCGTGATGCCACCCTTCTCCACCAACATGCGGATCGCCAGTTCGTTGGCGGTGGGGGCATCGGCGTCGGAGAAGCCGTGCGCGCGTCGCCATGTGTCGAGGCTGACGGCGTAGCGGTCGTAGCCGGAGTCGGCATCGGCAGCACGGTCGTTGCGGGTGGAGACAGCGGAGGGGTCGTACCACACGACGACGCGGTCAACGTCTTCCTTGGTGAAGCCGGACGCCATCAGGTACGGGCGCAGGTAGACGACGGTAAGCGCGTCAACGATCAGCAGCATCAGCGGCTCGATGTGCGTCTTGTAGAGCGTCTCGTCAATCTGGAGGGCGTTGGAGTACTTGACGTTCGCCAGACCCGTGACGATGTCCTTGGGAACGTCGAGACCCTGAAGGATGCGCTCCAGCACGCGGTCGGCGCGCTGTGCGAGTGCGGGGTCGAAGGAGCGCTCGAACTTGAACTGCTTGATGCGGTCGCCCAGTTCCGCAGGGCCGCGAATGATCAGCGGCACGACGGCGGATGCGGACTCCTCGTCGCGGATCGGCGTCGTCATCGCGTCGATCAACTGCTCCTCGAAGTCGTCCTCGGCCTCGGCGGCGACGAGCGCGGGATCGAGTTCTGAGTCGTCGTCGTAGATGTCAACGTCGCCCTGCGCCGCAACCGAGAGACCGTCCGGCAGGTAGAGCGCGCCAGCGTTGAGGCGGCTGCGCGCGGTGGCGCGGAACGTGCGGTTGAGCAGCAGCAGTTCGCTGCACAGGTCGAGCAGACCGCGCAGGCTCGAATCGGCCTCGTCGGAGTAGCGGGGGTGGCTGCGCCAGATGCGCCCGATGAACGCATTGGAGGGGAGTTTGTTCGCGGGGCCATTGGACTGCCCGGTCTGCGACATCTCGCGGCGACCGATGACGGAGTAGCCGCCACGCGGGTCGGTCTTGATCTCGTCAACAGAGCGGATGTCCCACGACTCGGGGATACCTGACCCGATGCGCTCGGGAACCTGCACGAGGTAGCACTCGCCCGCGACGGAGAGGTTCAGCGCGGCGTCGCGCA